GATGATCAGACTCAAGCTCTAACTCAAAGGGGTTGGCTAAAACACAATGAACTAACTAATCAAGATTTGGTTCTAAGTTATTCAGATAACTGTTGTGTTTGGACGCCAGTTATTGATGTTGTCAAAAAGGATTACACAGGACCGGTATTCAAACTAAATCATGCTTTAATAGACAGTATAATCACACCAGGTCACAAGCTAGTCACTGATAGAGGATTGATAGCTGTGGAAAATTTGAAACCTACTGATGAAATATTTGTACAAGCTCCAGCACTTGACGTTGATTGTTTGGAACAAAACATTATGTCTGTAAAAGCTCAAGACATAGATTTCGAAGGAACTTGGAAAAAACCTAATCTGCTCTATTCTGGGTTAGTGTGGTGTCCTAAAACATTACTAGGATCATGGTTGGCTCGCCGTAACGGCAAAATCTTCCTTACTGGCAATACATATAATGAAGAAATGCAAGGACAAGCTTTGTTGCAGCTAAGTCAGATAGGACTACAGTTTGACGAAAGTCGCAGTGAAAATCCCTTTGCATATTATACTTCCGCTGTGCAAAATTCATTCACCCGCATACTTAATACTGAAAAACGCAATCAAAATATTCGTGATGATTTATTAATCATGCATGGTTCAACTCCCAGTTATACTCGACAAACTGAAAACGAAATAGCACAAAAAACTCCTGAATAAACTCCGCACAAGTTTGATTATCATGTCTGTCTAAGCTACTATCAGTAGCTATGACAAATCGCACCCCCCAACTTGATAACATCGCAGCTTTCACCGATCTGCATTTTGGAATGAAAAACAACAGTCGCGAGCATAACATGCAATGCGAACAGTTTTTGTTGTGGTTTATAGAACAGGCTCAAAAACAAGGGTGTAAAACATGTGTGTTTTTAGGCGACTGGCATCATGTTCGCAGCGCCATTAATATTTCCACGCTGAACTACAGTGTTGCCGGCTTGCGTTTGCTTAGTGCAGCTTTTGATGATGTATTTTTTATCATTGGCAATCATGATTTATATTTCCGTGACAAACTGGAAATACACAGCATACCTTACATTCAAGAATTTGATAACATTCACTTGATTGATAAAATCACCACAGTGGGCGACCATGCTTTTGTTCCCTGGCTGGTGGGAGATGAATGGAAAAAGGTTGTTGATATTCCTGTTCCCTATATTTGGGGTCATTTTGAACTGCCAAGGTTCAAAATGAATGCCATGGTGGAAATGCCCGACCATGGTCACTTAAATGGCAATCATTTAGCCAAGCAAAAATACGTTTTCAGCGGTCATTTTCACAAACGTCAAGTTCAAGGCAATGTGCATTATATCGGTAATGCATTTCCCCACAACTACAGTGATGTTTGGGATGATGATCGTGGCATGATGTTTTGGCAAAAAAATCAAGAGCCACACTATGTTGCATGGCCACAAGCTCCACGATACCGTGTGTTAACTCTGCAAGATCTTCTTTATGATCCTCAGCGTCATTTGCAACCACAAAATCACGTAAGAGTGCAAATTCCTCAAGACACTGACTATCTTGACATGACTTTCCTACGTGAAGTATTACAAGCAGCTTGGCCGGTTAATGAACTAGCGTTTCAAACCGCTGTAAGTAATGAAGTTGCAGAACTTCAAGATGAAGCAATAGACTTTCAAAGTGTTGACACTATTGTTATCAGTCACTTAAACAGTATTGAAAGCAAAACTATTGACTGTAAAAAACTAGTGGAAATTTATCAGAGTCTATAATGCTGCAATATCACAATGTAGAAATACGCAACTTCCTTAGTGTTGGTACTGTTCCACAAACAGTGGATTTAACTCGCAGCGGATTTACTTTGGTGTTAGGGGAAAACCTTGACATGGGTGGTCAAGGCAACCGTAATGGCGTGGGAAAAACCACGCTGCTAAACGCCATTAGCTATGCACTGTACGGCCAAGCTCTAAGCAATATCAAAAAAGACAACTTGGTCAATCGCATCAACAGCAAAAACATGAGCGTTTGTTTGGAGTTCAGTCGCGATGGTCAAACATATCGCATTGAACGCGGTCGTAAACCAGCTTTCTTTAGATTCATTGTTAACGATCAAATGGTTAACAGTCCTGATACTGATGAAGCTCAAGGTGAAAACCGCGAGACTCAAAAGCAAGTGGAAGCTGTGTTGGGCATGACGCATACCATGTTCTGCAACATTGTGGCGTTGAACACTTACACTTTGCCATTTTTAAGTCAGGGTGCAGGCAAGCAACGGGAAATCATTGAAGAACTCTTGATGATTACCATGCTTAGCACCAAGGCTGAAACGCTAAAGGAACGCATTAAAGAAACACGCATACAACAAGATCAAGAAGACATCAAAATAAAAACCATTGAAGCCAGCAATGAAAAGATTGCTCGCACACTTGCTGATCTCAATACTCGCAGTGAAAAATGGCAAGTTCAACATCAAGACAAAATAAATGACATTCAACAAGCTCTTGACAGCATGAGCCAGTTGGATATTGAAGTTGAAATACAAGCACATAGAGATCGTTTAGATGTTGACAAGCTCAAGTCTGCACGGAACGAGCAACAGCGGTTGCTTACAGGAAAAAATCGTCTTGTAACCAACTTGCAAACTCAGCTAGACAAAAACATGGCGAACTATCGTCAAGTATTAGACGCACAATGCCCCATGTGTCAGCAAGGGCTAAGTGATCACAATCACAAAGAAATTCTCGCTAATCTAGAACAACAGATTTTGCAGTTGGATCAACAACTGCAACCGTTAAATCTAGAAGTTAAACAACATCAAGAATACATTCAGGAACTGGCGCAAGCAGAAAGTAGTTTTGATATATCCAACACTTTATACAACAATCTTGAACAAGCTTTGAGCCATCTCAACAGCATGGAAAACCTTCAGCAGGAAATGTCACGACTGCAACAGGAAACCAATCCTTATCTTGATCAACAACACAGTTTGACAGCCACACTGCAACCTATAAACCACAACATACTGAATCAACTCAATAGTCAACGTGAACACCAAGAGTTTTTGCTGAAGTTGCTTACCAACAAAGAAAGTTTCATCCGCAAAAAGATTATTGATCAAAATCTTGCCTACCTCAATACACGTTTGCAAGATTATCTAAACCGTGTGGGCCTACCTCACCAAGTGAAGTTTCAAAATGATCTTGGCGTGGAAATTACTCACTTGGGAACAGAAATGGATTTTGATCAACTCAGCCGCGGCGAACGCACCCGTTTAATTCTCAGCTTGAGCTGGAGTTTTCGAGACATTTGGGAAAACAACAATCAACCCATTAACTTGATTTTTGTTGACGAGTTACTTGATCAAGGACTGGATCCTCAGGGCTTGGAAAAAAGTGTGGAAATCCTCAAAGCCCATAGTCGAGACAGAAACAAAAATGTATTTTTGGTTAGTCATCGCGAGGAACTAGTGTCACGAGTCAGTAACGTACTAACAGTTGTCAAAGAGGATAACTTTTCAAGATTTGAATGGGGTTACGAAGGTTGAGTCCGAGAGATTTCGCGTATGACATCGCGATTGACAGTAAACAACTCATTGAAATCCGTGACAACGTAATGTTGGTACCTAGCATGATTGCCTACTTGTAGTTGTGCGTGCCACTTTTCATGAAATACAGCAAAACTACCTTGTCTATTGATGCGGAATACCACAACACTGAAATCTTGACTGGTAATGTTTTCCTCCAGTTGTTTTATCCAACCATCCAACAGTGGTATTTTTTCATTCTTCAGCAGTTTGTTGAAGGGAAACTCCTTGTAAAACTTGCTTTCAATAACCAAACCTCTCATGTCACTGGGTGGAATAATATCAGCACGAAAGCTAGCAACTTGTCCACTGTCCATTAGTTGTTGGCGGTGATGGTTGGCCCCGCCTAGGAATGCACCGCTGTTGGGTACTCGAATGAACTTGGCTTGATAAAGTTCAGTTAAAAAGTTAGCGATTATACGCTCGCCTGTATTACCTTTGTTTTTGCCTGCACTGGGCATGTTTTTTCACCTAAAAAAATATTTAAGCTTGTTGACAAACTTACAAGAACATACAATAATGACTACAGGAATCGCAATAAACATGAGTCATTCAGCATATAATCGCAACAACACTTGGCAAAAGACTTTTGAGTTGACTGCAACCGAAAGTCAGTCTAGGACTTTAGGTCATTTCATTAAAAATGAACTGGCTTATTATCAAGCTTTGAGTCACATGTTGGGAGTACGCATGCGTGCGTTTCCCGAAGACTTTGTGCAAGTTAGCACAAACATTCGCCAACTGTGGTTGTTTGCTGCACAGTTTTCTGTCAGTAGCGACAAACTCAAAACTCAACCTCGCAAAACTTGGCCTCAGCAAATTGAGCACTGCTGGTCCACTGCTTACAATAATAAAAATCAATGGCAAATGAGCAGTGGAACAGAAAGTGTTATGAATATTCTTGCTACAACGTGTCATCTACATCCCGATGTGCGTCGTAACATGGCAGAAGAAATCCTAAATCAGGTTTGTCATCAAGCAGAAATCCTGCATGCTGCACAAAAGACTGAGGAACTACGCACACCTGTGCAAACTCTTCCGCAACATGAATGGTCAACTAAACGTCATGTGCAAATTCCACGTCATTTGGTTAACATTGCGTATAATGCCATGGAAAACCGTAGTGAAATTACCATTCCCTATTGCCGTGAACCTTTGCTGCTAAATGAACAAAATATTCAAGACACTCGTTGGGATATTTTGGTTGTTAGTCAAGTTGATCCAGACTTTACTAACTCAGAAAACTTGCAAATCTCTTTGAGAACCACTAGAGATAGATACCTTATTAAATATCGTGACGAAACTAAAAAACCCTGGGCACAATCCAGAAAAATTACACCAGGGCTAAGATAGGCGCACAACACGCACCCGCTAACATTTAAGTCTGCATACTGGCAATATAAGTGACGAAGTAAGTTCGTTAGTGCCCAAGGATAGAAATATCATACTGCACTCCAAGGATAATAGCTTAGATACACCTTGGCCAGGAAAAGTAAAGTAAAAAGGATCACAGCTCTGAGGGACACTTCATCTGTGATGCTGTTGTTGGTGGCTGAATATCAACAACAACAGCTTGGACAACCATAACCGCGTGGATTGGTAACAATCAAAATCCGCATCTACAAGCAGGGAAATAGGCACGCCGCCCGCTGCTCTTGGACAGAGCTAGGATGCATTCAGCATGGCTGAGCAACTCACATGATGCTCCGCGACCCATGATTTTTCCGGGTCGGGAAAATCATGGCATCACAATCTACATGAGTGCTAAAAAAGCATATGTTATATCATAACTTATAAAAAAGAATAACAACTTGCTTTAGCTAGTTGTTATTCAGTGGTTGTGTTTATCACAACCACTTAAATCCTGAATAACTAAATCATCAAGAAATACTAAATGAATCACCGACAACTTAAAAAGCTTGCTGTCCTTTGGTGGGATTCATGGCTTTGTAATGATCCTCAATTACTTTGATCATTGTTCTGCGTTGGTTTGCAGTTAGCAACCAGGCATCGTTGTAGTTTAAACCACCGTTCATGTAGTAAACCAAACTTGCTATGTCTTTTTCTATGATATTGACGTTTTTGTTCATGCTCCCAAGCATGGATTCAATTAGCTCTTGATCCAAGCTTAGGAGCGTTTGACGAAAAAACTTATGGGATCATAACTCACTGCGTCTTGCCATTGATGGGAACATGCTGTGCATTCCACGGGAATATTTTTATTAGGTCCACATCTATTAAGTTGATCAACTGCTGCAATAATGGCTTCTGCTTGGGCACGAGGTGCACCTGCCAACCACTCTCTAATATAAATTTGATCAGTAACTACTTCACTACTGGACATAATCTTCACTTGCACTATGCTGGCTGCAACTAAATCAATAGTAAGTCGGCTAATGTTATCTATAGCTTGAGCTGTTACTTCAGCTTTTAGCAAGTCGTCACTTTCGGGGTTCATTGTTTCCCATTGCCGTATAGCCCGCTCTTCTTGGTATTCTCTTTGTATGAACAAGCTACGTTGGCGAAAATCATAGGGTTTGACATGAATTTCCAAGATCTGATCAAGTAATATTTTGCCATCTTCATGATCAATAATGGATTGTCCGTCAAGTATGGGCTGACATTGCAAATCCCAATTACATTCATGTCCACATTTAGGACAAGTTCTTGATATTTCCATTGTGCCGTCCCCGCTGGCAATCTTCATACCTAGAAAAATAGCTTCTAGATCGGGAGTAACCAATGTTTCAATGTTGTGAACATCAGGAACACAGTTGGCAATAACCTTTTTAAGAGCTTCACCATTCAACATAGCGTCTGGTGTGTTTAACAACACATCATCTCGTGCAGTCATGCCATATATGGCAAGTTCATTGTCAGCCGTCAGTGTGATATCTTGCCTTTGATACCAACGACCTTGGCTGGGCAATGTGATATAGACTTGAGGTTTGCGGAAGTAAGGTTGTAAGGGATTCATAAGGGAAAAGCATCCATAAATATTAAAAATATTTATCATGCTGAAAATAGGTAGATCTATAAAATGTCAGGAACTTTAGGTGGGCAAGGTAATCCATTATTTGTAAAAATGGGTGATGAGTCCTGGGCCAAGGATTCTACCTTAAACAAAATCTTCAATGCTTTGCCAAAAAAATGGCAAGAAGCATCCAAGGCAACAGTTGACGCTACAGATAAAAATACTAAAGCCACAGAGGAAGGCAACAAAAATCAACAAAATGTCGCTGACAAAGTTAACAAACTACCTTGGGAACTCAAAGGGGCTATAAGTCAAGTTTTGACTACAGGACTAGGCCCCGGTGGTGCAGTGTTTGGGCAATTAGGCCTTGCATCAAAAGGACTCAGCGATGTTTTAGGAAAAAATACCAATCCCACACTGGCTGCATTTGGTCAAGGGTTAAGTATGTTAAGCTCATCGCTGAAAGTTGTAGAAATTGCTTTTTCCAAGTTTTTTGAAGCTGATAAAGTTTTTACTGATTTATATGGTAGTGGTGTAAGGTTACGTGGCGGCCTTCAAGGTTTAATCACAAGTAGCAGTGATGCAGGAATGACCATAGCTGATTTTAGTTCATTGATGACCAAAAACAGCACAACAGTTGCGGCATTTGCAGGCAGAGACGTACCCAAGTTAATAAAAAGCTTTCAGGACTCAAGCAGGTCTGGGGGCGAGTTCATAATGAGCTTGCAAGAAAATGCTGAGACATTCCTACAAACTGCGGAAATATATCAGCAAGCTGGCATTGCCGGAAGCATGACAAATGATCAGCTTGTGGCTAGCAGCCGTAGATTTATAGGAGAGTTAACAAAAACTAGCGAAGCTACTGGTATGACTAGAAAATCACTAATAGATTTTGTAGGAAGTATTACTAAAAGCGGACAATCATATTTGTTACTAAGCACGTTTAGTAAACAAGCTGGTGAAAATTTTGTTAATGCTAGCACTCAACTAGCTAAGTTTGGGCAACAGGGAGGAAAACTGTTGTCAGATAACATACAAAAGTATTTTGCTGGTGGAAAAACATTTGGTTTACTAGATGATAGTATGTTGAAGCTTGTAGCTACTGTTCCTGGACTTGATCGGAGCTTTGAAAACTTGGCTGAAGCAAGTTTAAAGGGTGGCGACGCTGCAGAACAAGCGCAAAAAGATTTTGCTAAAACTTTGATTGGCGCTCCAGTAGCGTTACGGCAACAACTGTTAGCGGCTATGCCTGAAATAGCTGGGACACTTGGGGATTTAATACAGAATGCTGAAAGAGTGCAAAAAGCAGAAAAAGATCGCGCTGATGCTATGAAGAAAGAAGCTAAGCAGCGTGATGTTAACATACAAGTAATCGAAGCTGAGTATAAACAGCGAGAAAACGATGACAAAGCCCGCGCGCAATCTGTACAAGAGTTTAATAAACAACTCAATGAGTTTAATAATGAAATATACAGGGTGTATGTAGGTATAGCTGAAACGTTAATGCCAGTATTGAAAGTATTAACATCAACTTTACAGTTTGTTACTGATAGCTTTGTTACATTAGACAAATGGGTTAGCAACCTTTTTGGGTCAAAGGAAAAAGATAAAGAAGGCCAGCAAACATCAACTGGAGTTTTAGGAACCAGTCTAGTTTATGGTGCGTTAGCGTATGGAGGTATTAAAGGCGTGCAGGCATTGCGTCGCCGACGAGCTAGTCCTAAAGACGCACCAGGTATAGGTGCAGATACCATGGGATTAGGACCCGGGTTATTTGGACGCGGCAGCACACCTGACAAACCATTATTTGTTGATATAGTTGGTGGCATGCCCGGCGGCGCAGGTGCAGGCGGTGGACTTGGACCAGGGTTAGGTGGTGGCGCTGGGGCTGGCGGTGGCGCTGGCGGTGGAAGATTTGGTAAACTGCTTGGTGGCGCTGGTCGTTTGTTAGGTAAAGGATTTCTGCCTCTCTCGCTAGCAATGGGCGCATTTGATGCGTTTCAAGGATTTGGCGCAGATCCCCGTGCAGGATTTGGTAGTAAACTGCTAAATGCCGGCAGTAGTGCTCTAAGTGGTGCAACATTTGGTCTTTTGGGATCAAATCCAGCAGAAATAGCAGCTAGAGCCAATGCACCCGGGATGCAAGCTGCCAATCTAGCATCAGCAGTTGATTTTGACGCAGATGGTAATTTGCGCAATCTGGCTAACAACCCCCGACAAAGTGCTATTACACCTACAGATTATCAAGCAACTACGATTGAGTGGCAAACTAATGTTATGACTACTTTCCGAGCCATAGAAAGGTTGAATGAAACCATGGTTAGTATATTGAATAAAATAGCAAGTAATACTGATTCTTTGGCAGATGGTCTTCCTGCACAAGGTTCAGGTATGTTACCTGGATAATTTTTAGTCTAGGTGGTTCCAACCATAAATATTGTGTAAAAATCAGGAACTAGAATGTCTTCTTGGAAAAAATACTTTAGCGCCGTGCCTAGCCCTGCAAAAACAACTCGTGAAGTGGGTAACTCTACTAGTGGGCAAGGAGGAACCAGCGGAAAATACAGTAGTTTTTTGCCCGAGGTTTATAGCGGGGCTCCTAATAGAGTTGAGCGTTACATTCAATATGAACAAATGGATTTAGATAGTGAAATCAGCAAAGCTCTTGATGTTATAAGCGATTTTAGCACACAGAATTTTGAAAATGACACTGATCCTTTTGACATAGTGTATCATGACGAGCTAACAGATACAGAAATAACATTGTTGAAGGACAGCTTGCGGCAGTGGTGCAGCTTGAACAAATGGCAGCAGCGCCTTTGGCGAGCATTTAGAAATGTCATCAAATATGGCGATCAAATATACATACGAGATCCAGAAACTTTTGAGCTTATTTGGGTTGATCCCACAAAAGTTGAAAAGATCATAGTAAATGAAAATCGTGGCAAAGACATCGAGCAATATGTTATTCGTGATATTGATTTAAATCTGCAAAGCATGGTTGCCACCAGCATGCTGGTTCATGACCAATATAGCTTTCCTGG